GATTGCATATGCAATTAAATTATAAACAAGCTGTAGAATTAGCAGAAGAACAAGCTTTAAATATTTTATTTGAAGGGAATAAATATGAGTTGATAAAAAAACAGTTTTATTATGATTTAACTGTTTGTGGTATTGGAGCTGTAAAAACTTCTTTTAATACTTCTGAAGGTATTACTATAGATTATGTTGATCCTGCAAATTTAGTTTATTCTTATACTGAATCTCCTTATTTTGATGATATATATTATGTTGGCGAAGTAAAGACTATTCCTGTAAACGAATTAGCAAAACAATTTCCCCATTTAACAGAAAGCGATCTTGAGGATATAATGAAAAATAAACCTAATAATAGGTCAAATTATAATTCAGTACATACTTACGATAAAGAAGACAATAACACAATTCAAGTTTTATATTTTAACTATAAAACTTATATGAATGAGGTATATAAAATAAAAGAAACTGCAACTGGTGCTGATAAAATTATAGCTAAAGATGATACTTTTAACCCACCGTCTGATAAAGAAGGTGGTTACTCTAGATTATTAAGATCAGTAGAAACTCTTTATGATGGCGCTATGGTTCTTGGTACAAATAAATTACTTAAATGGGAGATGGCTAAAAATATGATGCGCCCTAAAAGTGATTTTACTAAAGTTAAAATGAACTATGCTATAGTTGCTCCTAGAATGTACAATGGTAAAATTGATTCATTGGTAAAACGTATAACTGGTTTTGCTGATATGATACAATTGACACACTTAAAGTTACAACAAGTAATGTCACGTATGGTTCCAGATGGTGTTTATTTAGATGCTGATGGTTTAGCTGAAGTTGATTTAGGTAATGGAACTAATTACAACCCACAAGAAGCTCTAAACATGTTCTTTCAAACAGGTTCTGTTATTGGGAGAAGTTTTACTTCTGAAGGTGATTTAAACCCTGGTAAAGTACCTATACAAGAAATAACAAGTGGTAGTGGTGGTAATAAAATGCAAGCTTTAATAGCAAACTACAATTATTATCTACAAATGATAAGAGATGTAACTGGGTTAAATGAAGCGAGGGATGGTAGTATGCCAGATAAAAACGCTTTAGTTGGCATACAAAAATTAGCAGCTGCAAACTCAAATACTGCTACTAGACATATATTACAAGCTGGATTATATCTAACCGCTGAGACTGCAGAGTGTTTGTCTCTTAGAATATCTGATATTATTGAATATTCTCCAACTAAAGACGCTTTTATACAAGCTATTGGAACACACAACGTGGCAACATTGAAAGAAATGTCTGAACTACATATTTATGATTTTGGTATATTTTTAGAATTACAGCCTGATGAAGAGGAAAAAGCTATGTTAGAAAACAACATCCAAATGGCGTTGCAACAGAAAAATATAGAACTTGAAGATGCTATTGATTTAAGAGAAATAAAAAATGTTAAACTAGCAAATCAACTTTTAAAAATACGAAGAAAAAAGAAGCAAGAAAGAGATAGACAGTTACAACTAGAAAACATACAAGCTCAATCTCAATCTAATGCCCAGGCAGCACAAGCTGCCGCACAAGTTGACGTTCAAAAAAATCAAGCTTTAGCCCAAAGCGAAGCACAACTAGAACAAGTAAAAGCGCAGCTTGAAGCACAAAAAATGGCACAAGAGGTTGAAATGAAAAAACAATTAATGGCCTTAGAGTTCCAATACAATATGCAATTAAAAGGTATTGAAGTTGAAGGCATGAAAGAAAGAGAAAAACAAAAAGAAGATCGTAAAGACGAAAGAACAAAAATACAAGCTACACAACAATCAGAAATGATTGAACAAAGAAAAACAGGTAAAGCGCCTAAAAACTTTGAGTCTGCAGGTAATGATATACTAAGTGGAGGATTTGATTTAGGTAGTTTTGAACCTAGTTAAAATTTATTAATTATTATTATATTATATTATGGAAGAAAAAGAAGAAAAAGTAGTTGAAGAAATTACTCAAGAAACAACTGAACAAGTTGATGAAAATAAATTTGAATCCGCTGATGACGATAGTGTTATAAAAGTAGATTTAAGTAAACCACCAACACCAAAAGAAGAAAAAAATGATGAACCAGAAAAAAATACAGAAGCTGAGGCAGATTCAACTGACAACGGCGGAGTGGTTGCAGAGTCTGAAAATGCCGAACCCATACAAGAACAAGAAGAAGTACAATCGGAAGAAGAAACACAAGAAGCCCCAGTACTAGAGGAAATAACTGAAGATTCTACTGAAGAAGAAGTTGCTGAAGCAGAAGAAAAGATAGCAGAAGCTGAAGCCACTGGAAAACCAATACCAGAAAACATCCAAAAGTTAATGGACTTTATGGAAGAAACTGGAGGAGATTTAAATGATTACGTTAAGCTTAATCAAGATTATTCAAAATTAGATGACAATGCTTTACTATATGAATATTATAAGCAAACAAAACCTCATTTAAATAACGAAGAAATTAACTTTCTTATGGAAGATCAATTCTCTTACGACGAAGAAGAAGATGAAGAAAGAGATATACGAAGAAAAAAATTAGCGTTAAAAGAGCAAGTTGCCAACGCTAAAAGCCACTTGGACGGGCAAAAGTCCAGATACTATGAAGATATTAAAGCTGGAAGTAAATTAACTCCAGAACAGCAAAAAGCTGTTGATTTCTTTAATAGATATAACAAAGAGTCAGAAGCAACTCAAAAAACAGTTAAAAAAAATACTGAAATTTTTACACAAAAAACTAATCAAGTTTTTAACGACAAGTTCAAAGGTTTTGAATACAACGTCGGTGATAAAAAATACAGATTTAATGTAAGCAATGCTGAAGAGATTAAAAACACCCAAAGCGATATAAGTAATTTTACTAAAAAGTTTTTAGATAAAAATTCTACTTTAACAGATGCAAAAGGTTATCACAAGTCTTTATTTACAGCAATGAACGCAGATGCTGTTGCAAAACACTTTTACGAACAAGGAAAAGCTGATGCTATGAAAGATAGTGTTACTAAAGCCAAAAATGTTAATATGAATCCAAGACAAGCTCATGGAAAAGTTGAAACAGGTGGTATGAAGTTCAAAGTGTTAGGTGATAATTCTTCTGATTTTAAGTTTAAAATAAATAAAAATAAATAACAATTTAAAATTACAAAATTATGGCAATTACAGGAGGTAGTTTGTTAAACAAAGTCCCAAGCGCACAGCAACAGGCTTTAGCTTCAAACTACATAGATTTCACAGGCGGTTCAACCGGCTGGGAACAACAATATCTGCCTGACTTAATGGAACAAGAAGCGGCGGTTTTCGGTAACAGAACAATCTCTGGTTTCTTAGCACAAGTTGGCGCGGAAGAGGCTTCTACATCTGATCAAGTTGTATGGTCTGAACAAGCTCGTTTACATTTATCTTACGTAGGTACGGTAGATGCAGATGGAGACACAAATGGTACGTTTACAGTTACTCATGATATCGATGGTAGTGCTGATGGTGAAAATGGTTTCGCTGTTGCATCTCACGGTATTAGAGTAAATGACGTTGTATTAATCGCTCAAGCTGGTGTTATTGTAAAAGCACTAGTTGTTGAAACTCCAGCTACAGCTGTTGTTACAGTTGAGCCTTACGCTACCGCTGCTTTATCAACACTAACTGACGGTACAGCAACTTTATTAGTCGTAGGTTCTCACTATGGAAAAGGTCAAACTTATAGTGATCTAACTGGAGCTGCTGCTTCTAGCAAAAGAACTTCTTTGTCACCTACATTTAAATCGTATGGTAACCAAATGCAAATAATGAAAGATTATTATGCTGTATCTGGTTCTGACGCTTCACAAGTAGGTTGGGTTGAAGTTTCTGCTGAAGACGGTACTTCAGGTTACTTGTGGTACTTAAAAGCTGAAGGTGAGACTAGAGCTAGATTTACTGATTACTTAGAAATGACAATGTTAGAAGCTGAAAAATCAGCTGACGCATCTATCATTGGTTTTGCTGATGGTCAAATTAGAGGCTCTGCTGATGCAGGTACTAATGGTGTTGGTACACAAGGTTTATTCGATGCAATCGAAGAAAGAGGTAATGTTACTTCTGGTGTAACTGGTGTTAACGCTGCAACTGATTTAGCTGAATTTGATGCTATTTTAGCTGAGTTTGATAATCAAGGTGCTATTGAAGAAAATATGATGTTTGTTAATAGAGCTACATCTCTTGCTATTGACGATATGTTAGCTTCAATGAATTCTTATGGGTCTGGTGGTACTTCTTACGGAGTATTCAATAACTCAGAAGATATGGCACTTAACTTAGGTTTCTCTGGATTCCGAAGAGGTTCTTATGACTTCTATAAGTCTGATTTTAGATACTTAAATGATAAAGCTACAAGAGGTTCAATAAACTCACGTGGTACTACTGCTGCAATTAGAGGTGTTATTATTCCAGCTGGTGTATCTTCAGTTTATGACCAAGCTTTAGGATCAAATATGAAACGTCCATTTTTACATGTTAGATATAGAGCTTCACAAACTGATAACCGAAAAATGAAAACTTGGGTTACTGGTTCTGTTGGTGCTGCTACTTCTGCTTTAGATGCAATGGAAATACATATGTTATCTGAAAGATGTTTAGTTACACAAGGTGCTAACAACTTCATGTTAATGAAGTAGGCATTATATTAAAAGTCGAGGCTTCGGCCTCGACTTTATTTTATTAATTTTATTATATATTATATTATGGCAAAAAAACAAGAAATAAAAAAAGAAATAGTAACTGAAGAAGTTACTCAAGTTGTAGAACAACCAAAAGTAAAAAGAAAAGAACCAACTTATAAAAAAGCAGAAGATGGTTGGGAAATAAAAGATAGAATGTATAGATTAAAAGGTAGTAAAAAACCTTTATCTAGAATGCTAAAATCTGCAAATATTTATTATTTTGACGAAGAAAAAGGTTACGAAAGAGAAATTAAATATTGTCAAAATCAAAAAACAGTATTTGTAGATGAAATGCAAGGAGAGCAAAGAATGGAACATATTGTTTTTAGAAATGGTATGTTAGTTGTAGAAAGAGAAAAAACTGTTTTACAGAAATTTTTATCTTTATATCACCCACAAAGAGATATTACTTTTTATGAAGAAAAACCAGCTGCAAAAGCAGCTAGTGAAGTAGAAAGTATAGAATTAGAAATAGAAGCATTAAACGCGGCTCAAAATTTAGATATTGACACAGCAGAAGCTGTTATGCGAGTAGAGGTAGGTTCTAAGGTATCTAATATGAGTTCTAAAGAGCTTAAACGAGATTTACTTATATACGCTAAGAAAAATCCATCTTTGTTTTTAGAACTAGTAAATGATGAAAATGTTGTTTTAAGAAACTTTGGTATTAGAGCAACTGAAATGAAGATAATTAAATTATCTCCTGATCAAAGAACATTTACTTGGGGTTCTAACGATAGAAAACTAATGAATGTTCCTTTTGATGAACATCCATATTCAGCTTTAGCCGCTTGGTTTAAAACTGACGAAGGTATGGAGGTTTATCAAAATATTGAAAAAAGATTAAATTAATCTAACTGTAGTGGTAATCGCCCTACGGGGCGATTGCAAACTACAAAATTATATTATATGGAAAACAAAAAATCAAAAGGTTTAGGCGATTCAATAGAAAAATTTACAAAAGCAACCGGAATAAAAAAAGTAGTAGATAAAGTAAGCGAGGTAACGGGTAAAGATTGTGGTTGTAATAAAAGAAAAGAAAACTTAAATAGATTATTTCCTTACAATTATTATAAATAAAAATCATGGCAATAAGTATTGACACAGTATATCAAAAAGTTTTAGCTTTAGCTAACAAAGAACAAAGAGGTTATATTACACCTCAAGAGTTTAATTTATTTGCCAATCAAGCTCAAATGGAAATATTTGAACAATATTTTTATGATTTAAATCAAGTATCTAGAGATTTAGGTAATAATACTTTTCACAGTGATGTTGATGAAATGTTAGAGCAAAAAATGCAAATATTTGAATCAACAGACGAGGCGACTACTATTGCTGGTTACACTGATTCAGCTCTTTTATCAAGTTTTAATGTGACTAGTAAAGTACTTCCTGAATATATTTATAGAGTTGCTAAGATCGAGAGACAGCATACTTTTAGTAATGGTGCTATAAGATTTGTTAACTGCGAAATATTATCAACCAAAGACTTTAATAATTGCATAGACGGTGGTCCCTTAACAAGACCTTCGGCAAGTAGACCGATTGTTAATATTCAAAACAATATTATGAAATGTGCAATAGGTAATCAATTTTTTGTATTACCATCACGTGTTTTTTATTTTAAAAAACCAGAAAAAGTGCAATGGGGTTATTTTGTTATAAATGATAAAGCTCTTCACGATACAAGTTCTACTAAAACAACAAATTTTGAGTTGCATCAGTCAGAGGAAAGTGAATTAGTTTATAAAATATTAAAATTTGCAGGTGTATCTATAAAAAGAGATGATATAGTAAGAGCAGGACAAGGATTCGAAATGTCACAAATTCAACAAGAAAAACAATAAATAAATGGGATTACTAGACGGAATAACACATAAACAATATTACCAAGGTCATGATCACGGTAACTATCAGTTTACTTCTTTAAATGATATTATTGATCAATTTATGATGGTTTACGTTGGAGAAAATAAAATTATACCAAAAACAAAAAGATTAGACGTTGCTTTTCATGCAATGAGGGCTTTACAAGAATTATCATTTGATACGTTTAAATCTTGTAAATCACAGCAAATAGATATACCACCATCTCTTAAAATGACTTTACCACACGATTATGTAAACTATACAAAAGTATCTTGGGTAGATTCAGCTGGTATAAAACACCCGTTATATCCCACTAGTGATACTAGTAATCCTTTTCAAATATCACAAGAAGATGATGGTAGCTATTCTTTTCCAGAAGAAGCAGAGGAAGTAGTTGATGGT